TTTATTTGTGGGAACATAGAGTGTTGGCATACTAAGTCTTCTTAGGCCATCTCTAGAGATAGAGCGAGAGTCATAGAACTGCGAATCTAGCTTAATAGCAGCAGAGTATTCTTCATTAAAGATCATAGACTGATCTAGCTGTATTTCTACAAAATTTATTTTATCTCGCCAGTTAGTTCCAAAACTACTCATAATTACGTCGTCAGAACTTAATTCTATGGTTCTTAGATTTTTAAATTGTGAAAAATTTCTAGCTACGACGTCAACCTTTGATTCTGCGTCTACCTCTGTAAGTCTAGCAGAGCCATCTGTTGAGTTATTTTGTATGTAGTAATCATCCTTTATTACATGATCCACACTAGGACTTATAGCAAACGGCTTTACTCTATTGTAAAGGACAAGCTGAGGATTGTCTCCTTCAAATCTAACATCAGCAACTAGTTCACTTGTAACTTCGTTAAAATTCTGCTGTAGAACTTGCCAAAAATTATGTTCACCAAATATGGTGTTAAAACGTATAAGACCCATGTCGGTTGGCTCACTGTTGCCAGAATAAATGTCTTTACCGACGAGTCTGCCTGAATACTTCTGACACTCTATGAGATCTGCTATCATGCCGCTAGGAAGGCGCATATATCGAGCTACTTCTTCGGGTAATATAAATTGATTAACTGCGCTACCTAAAAGTTTTTTATCTGTTGCTTCGTTTACGTTAGCTGCATCAGTATTGCTACCCCATAGCTCTACAAGTTTCTTAATATTCTTTATTGATGTAGGTATAAAATCTGGATTTGTTTTAGTTATTTGTTCGGCTTGCTTTTTTGAAGCCGCAGCATCCAATTGTTCTATTTTTTTAGCTTCTTCTGTTTGACCAGTTAGAGTTAATTTACTTTCAGCGTCTTGTGTTTTTTGCTGAGCAGTTTTTGCGACGCTTTCTTTTGCGCTCTTTGCGTTACCTAAAGCCCCAGCGGTATCAGCATCTTTAGTAACTGGCTCTTTTTTGCTTGTTTCTTTTGTTTGCGGTTTTTGCCAGTTTGCAATCTGCTCTAGATATTCTCCATAGCCAAATCTGGCAGCCATACCTAGTGCTGTCTCATCTGGAGTTCTATTGAGAGGGTCCACATATAGTGAACTATCGAAGACACAGCCCCAATCAGAGCCTGTAACTAAGTAGTACTTAGTTATTGATCCATCTCTTTGATTAGTAGAGACTACTCCTCTTACAGACTCTATTCTTCCCAGCATTTTGAAAGACTTTGATTTTACCTTTGATGCCCCAGTCTTTGCTCCGTCATCTATTGCAGAATTAGACATGAGTATTATGCACCAGCTACCTGGTGTTATGGCACTGGTCCAGTTTTTATATGGTGCTAACTTTATCTCAAATGAGCCACTAGGCGCATTTTTACCTTTTTGTGTATGTACTGACATGAGCGAAGCAGAGTTAAGTATTATCTGCTCAACCTCATAGCCTGGTCTTCCTGCATATTTAGGATCGTCAGCTAGATAGGAATCGCCAAATCTTTCTCTATAATTATAGATAAAGACTGCGCCATGTGGATTTTTAACTTTGACTTTATTTGCCATCTAAATTATCTTTAATAAAATTAATTCGTTGATACATTAGTATTTCATCTATAGCTTCTTTTTCGTGCTCTAGTCTAGCTGTAGTATTTATAGCAGATAACTTAGAGATAGCGACTATAATTAGAGCTTGAAATAAAAAATACATTATAACAATAAGAGCAGTCATAGATATCCTTTTATGATTTATACGCGCTATCAATCATCTTTTGGTGTATACTCTATGTCAACTCCTGCTTCTTGAAGTTGTTTAGCTACCGCTGACATTATTGCCTCAAAGTTTTTTGCGCCATTATCAAGAGAAGCAACTATTTCACCTGAAGATCTAGCCACAGATGATATCTCGCCACCTTTGCTTATTACAGTTTCTGTTATTTTTTGCATCGCAGTACTTATTGCATCCATGGCGGATTCATGAGTTGCAAAATATTTTTTTGCAGCCTCTGATCCTTGCTCCATTGCCGAGGCCTCAGCTTCTCCAGCCGCTTGCTGCTGCTTAGCTAATGGCGATTCTTTGCCTTTTTTTATGACTTTTTCATATTGTTGCTTCTGCTCTTCTGTTACTCCCTGCTCGACTTGCTTATATCTTATTGCACTGAAAAATGCTGCTCTTGCCTCTTCGTTGGCAAGAATCGCATTACCACCCTGCGGATCATCTACCCATTTTAAAAGCTCATCTGGCGTTTTAGTCTCTATAGCTGACTTCATCGCTTTTGACATGTTTTGTCCATTAACTGACTTACCAATAAGCCTATTAAATGGACTAGTGCTGGCCTCTTTAAGAAAGCCTCTAGCCTTACCGACATCAAATCCGCCTTCTGCATCGCTAAATATACCGGCCAATCCTTTAGTTTTAAGTGCGTTAGTTAATTTATCGGCTGCGCCAGCCTTACCAGCTATAGCGTCCTGTATCATTGCAAGGTCTGTTTCTCCAAATTTTTGAATCTGCAGCACCTGATCTAGGTTTAGTTTCTTGTCTCCAAAAGTTTTTCTTATCGAGTGAAGTTCCATTATATTAGCTAGATTATAGCCAGTATCTTTATACATAGTATCTGACTGTTTAATGGCGTTAACTCCGGCTATTGTTCCAAGATTCTTATTGCCAGTAAATCTAGCAAACAGATCAACTGACGACATGGCTGCGTTTAATGTGCTGTCGTAGCCCGCTCCGCCTTGTGCTACAACATTGCTAGAAATATCTGCCGCAACACCACTTATGTCCCTGGCGTTTCTGCTACCCATATTGTTAACTCTTGTAAATGCCATTAAGTCATCGAAAGACCTGTCCGTTCCGCCAATATAGTTAAGATTTGTTTGCATTGACACTGCTTCGGCATGTGTCATGACTCCAGCAAGCTGTGCTCTACCTCCAGCTAATTGAGATCTACGATAAAAACTATCAGGACCAACAGAGAACTCTCCCGCATTTTGATACATATGTAAAGTATCTCTCATCATAGATGGAGTAACATTTGCCTGTGAATTATAGTATCTAAGTACAGTCATATCGCCTAGTTCTTTGGCAGCAAGTTCGCCAGATACACCTGAACCTATGGCAGACCTTTGATTTGCCATATTAAATGAATAATATTTCTGCATCTGACTTACAACTATGGCTTTATCGGCATCTGCTAGCTGCTTATAGGCCTGATATTTTTCAAATCTAGCACGCATATCAGTTGTACCTCTAAAAGAGTCTATAACGCCTGGCACAGCTGTTGATGCAGCCAAAGCACTGCCTGCGTACATTCCTATCTTTTGCCCAAGCATCGAGCCCATTTCTTGTCCAACTACCACGCCACCTATAGTTCCGCCAGGCCCCAACAGAGATCCTGCTGCACCGCCCAGGAATCCTCCGATCGCACGACCAGCGAGTCTACCAGCAAGTGCTCCACCTGCTCCAGCAATGACACCATGAGCAAGAGCCTGAGGCATATTCACCTCATCTGAGGCTTGTTCATTTGCTATTTTTGCGGCTATATTACTATCTATTACACTTATTAAAGAACCAACATCACCATTCATTACAGCATTTTCTGCATTAAAATACTGACTATTAGCTATAGATGCTATTCCGGCTTTTGCACGTGCCAGCCTAACATCTGATCTACCACCCGCGAACTCGTTATATAGTTCAGCACCCTGAATTACACCTCTAGCAGCAAAAGCAGTAGCAGAAGCCATTCTGTTAAAGTTTTCTTGTTCTTGTCTGTCAAGTCGTGATTTTTCAGCTAGTAGCTTTGCACTTTCTTCTAGTTCGTTATTTAGTTTATTCGCTGTAGCGTTTAAAGTGGTCAACTTAGTTTCAAGTTCTGAAATAGCACTGGCTGTGTCATAGGCAGCATAGCCGGTTTCTTGTGATTTCTTTTGTTTTAATTGGGCAATATTACCTTCTGCGCTCAGCGCGTCTTCTGTAACACTGGTTAAGGCCGCTCTTTTTTTAGTTATTTCTTCTTGAAGTGCAACAGGGTCTACAGTTTCTGCTTTTTTTAGTAAATCAGCAAAGTCATCTTTTTGTTGAAATTTTTCTAGTATTTTCTGAGATCGTTTAGATATTTGTGTAGTCGATAAACCAGCTAATTTTTTTTCTTTTAGTGCTCTTTCGAATACTGAAGCCTCATTTTCAAAAAAAACACCTTTATTGATAAATTCATTTGTCGCCAGTGTACCGATATCTCCGGCAGTAGCCTCTTGTGCTTTTTTGTATGCATTTTCTGCCGCGAGTTTACTTTCAGTGCGTTTTCTTTCAAGGTAAGATTCTGACTGTAGCAAGAGTCTTGTTCTAGCATCCGTGCCTGCAAAAGCGGGATCTTCTTGTCCTGGTAGATTTCTTTGTTTGAATATTTGAGAATACGCTATGTCTCCTTGTGCCATATGCGTAACTCTTTGCGATATATGCGAGTATGAACCTTCTGTTATCATCGCATCAACTAGTGATTTTTTAGATCTATCAATTGCTGCTTTTCTAGATTCTCTGAAAGTTTTTTCCGCGTCATCCTGCAGAGCTTTTCGTTCATTTGATGCAGCGTCTTGTGCTTGCCGCTGCTGAGCTAAATAAGTATTATGCTGCTGCAGTAGTTCTGAGACTGTGCGGTCATATATAGTTCTCCATCTCGAACCTATTATTGATCCACCACCTATATCTTCAGACTGTAATCCCTTACCCAAAAAGGATCTAAATTTGTTGACCTCTTGATCGCTATAACCAAGACTCTCTAAACGACCTTGCGTAGACGCAGGTGCTTCAAAATCCTTCCAGTCAGAAAATTTCTTATTAACTGGACCGCGCTTCTTGTTTACATTGTCATCATCAGCCATAAACTATCCTACATACTTAGATTTAAGTCGTCTCCGTAATCATCACCATACTGCTTCTTTAAGGCTTCGAGCATCCAGCCCTCACTTTGCTGCTCTAAGCGCTTGCGCTCCTCTTCTTCCTCTTGAGCCTTATTTCTGGCCATTTCCAGCTCTGCCTCTTTGCGCTCTTCTTCTGCTGCCCAATCAATCGCAGTTTGGATCTTGTCATCTTCTATTCTATCAGCTTCTTGCTCAGCGACTATTAAAGATGCGTTTTGACGCTCTAATTTATCGTAATATTCATAAATTAGCTCATAAACATGATAGTTTTCTAGTACGGGATCTTTGAGGGGTCTATTGTAGGTTTTAGACCACCAACTTCTAAGATAGAGTTCTAGTGACTCTAGAGAATCTGAGTTGTTGGTGGCCCTATTTATTGCTATTTTTTGGATAGAGTCTATTACGGAGAGTCCATGAAGATCTCCGGCAGTTAGTTTCCCACCGCCGTCTCTCCTACGGAGCGCTTTTTAACTTCAGCTAGCCATTCATCACTCTTACTTAAGCATTTAGAGAATACTTCAATTAGAACGTCTTCATCTAGTATGTCAAGGTTGGAGATAGACTGCTTAAACCAATCTGGTGACTCTACTACTCGTACTCTTAAATTAGAGACAACACTTGCTATTGCGCTTAGATTTTCAGTTGGATTATTTAGATCTGCTGATATGCTTGATCTTTCAATTTCTACTTTTCTTTTATCTGCAAGATTTAAAACACACTTTACTGTAAAAGTGCCTTCATATTTTTTGCCAGTAACTTCACCAATATGGCTTATTTCAAATGATTTTTGATTTTTTGGCAGGTCCATAGTTGCTCCTTATATTAATAGGAGTATTATACCTACATGATGCTAAATAGGTAGTGGCGGTATGTTCACAGGCTTATCATACTGAGGTTCAATAGGTGGCCTTTCATCTCTAAAACCGATAGCTCTAAAAGTAAGAGATAGTTCTGCCATGCTGCCAGACTTAACATTTTCTACTCGCTGAACAACAAGCGCCTTACTTGTTGCAAATATTATATTATCTGTCTGAGAATCTCTTACTTCAATACTAACATATTTTTGATTTAGAAAAGAGAGTGAATCTGGCTGTAATAATTTAGCTCTTTTAGAAGGAAATGGCACGCTGAGTCCAGCTACTGCCAGAGGACTTCCAGGCTCTGTACCAGAATAAGACGGGCTATTGCCTGGTATTCTGAAGCCAGAAATACTGCCAGAAACCGATATTCTAGTAGGTACTAGTTCATGCGCAAGATATGAATCTATTGTCTGTATCTCTTCTGCTGACGTCTGTATATTCCAAGAAACACTTGTAGCAAAAGCTGCTATTTCGCCATTTAATCGAATAATACATCTAGCACCAGTAAAATACTTTGCAACCGGCCTAAGAGAGAATATTGAACCAACACTAGCGACAGCGTTATTTGCTAACTGCTGATCAAATCTAGGGCTACTGTCTATTTTATTTTGTCCACTCATAATTAGTTAAACTGCTGTCCTCTGCCAGAAAAATCTGCTAAAAAACTGTCCTCGTCTGCATAAATGGCCTGAAACGAAAAAGTTTGCTGAGCAAGAGCATCTACTCCAACACTAAAAGCAGCCTGTACTATGCGCGCGTTCCTTATTCTGGCTACAGAAGTGGATCCCTGAAATATTTGTATTTCAAAGCCTACTGCCTGGTCTAGCCTTCCAGGATTAAGCGACTCATTGGCTCTGCCATCGGCTGCATACTTACCCGGCTGTCCTGATGGAGAACTGAAACTTTTCCAATTACCTATACCATTGCCTGTACTGCTGTCAGCCACGTTGTTTATTCCAGTGTTTTTTACATCTGCAACATATCTTATTACTGAAAATTGACCTGAAACATTATAACTTAATGGCTCTATAGAAGTAGCCTCATACATGCCTAGAACTATAGGCGATGCGTGATTAACGATTACTTGATAGCTAACATTGGTTGCGAAGGCTAGTGTCTTGTTGTTGACAACTATCTTAGCATTGGCACCTGTTAAAAAAAATGGTTTTTTACCGCTCATAGAAAATCTTTAAGCTTAGATGCACGACTGCCTAAGTCTTTGTTGCCGCTCTCTGATACTGATATAGATTCGTCATTGTCTACTAGTATTGCGTTAAACATGAAGTTATCTATCATTAAGCCTCTTTTATTAAGAGAACCTGTCTTTCCCGTTATACGACAATCACGTATCTTTAATACTAGCTCAGAATCATTATTTTTATATTTAGAATAGATCTCTAAGTCAAATGTTGCAGATTGTAGTACTGATCCAGGATCCACATGCCTACCTATGTTTCCAGCACGAGCGTCGTTCCATCTATGTATTGAGTTGCCACTTTCCGCAGCGCCAGGTATCGACTTGCCACCTGAGTAAGACTGCGGTCTCTGTTCTATCGTTGGATTTCCATCTTCATCTATGGCCGTTTGTGATTCTACTAGTCTTGTAAGTGTAACCGTATCTGATCCTGCATCTTTAGTATAGCGAATAACACTAAAACTACCAGAAACAGCGTAGGAAGTTGGCTCATTGGCAACTACTTCAACTGTACCCATAACTCTTACAGGTATAGTTGACGTAACTATTTGATAAGAAACGTCAGCAGCAAACGCCATAGTCAAGTTTCCAATCTTGATTTTGGCGTTTGCACCTGTAATAAAAGAAGGCGATATGCCCGACATTAAAGCCTCGTTTTATGCGAACTAGACGCCGCCGTTTAGATCCGGATCTCCAGTACCAGCTGCAGGCACTTCAGAATCGTGATCCATAAGCACAGCAGTAAATGAAAATTGATCTACTATTAGACCGCGCTTAGTAACAGCACCTGTTTTTCTAGTAAATCTACAGTCACGAATTTTAACAATCGACTCGGTTCCTGCAGTATTTAACTTAGAGAACACTTCTAGATCAAATGTTTTTGAAGCAACAATTTGAGCTGGATCAAACTGCCAGCCTACATTGCCACCAGTGGTAGTATCGTTCCAGTTGTTTATTGAGTTACCTGTGGTATTTTGTGCAGCACCTGACAATCCAGCTATAGCCGCAGCATTGCTTGTATAACGGATTACACTAAGTGATCCACTTACGTAATAAGCGATTGGTTCATTAGTTACAACTTCGTAGCGGCCAATAGTTTCAACTGGAATAGTTGAGACTTCAACTGCGTAACTGACATCTTGTGCATACGCCATGGTCATGCTTCCTAGCTTGATTTTGGCATTTGCCCCTGTAATAAAAGAAGGGACTTGTCCTGACATAAAAACTCCTGTGGTTCGGTTCCACTTACCTTGAATTTATACCTACTCATGTAGGCTTAGTATATTATATCATTTAGAAACTTAAGCAAAAACAAAAGCCCACTTTCGTGGGCCCAGTAGCATATCTATAGACATAGAATTTGCGGATTATTGTCTGTCGTTTGAACTAGTGAGAATCCATTGACCGTTAGATCCAGTTGTGAGTTGCTCTTCGCTCTTATAAAGTTTTTTTGGAGGAGCATCTGGAACACTGTTCTTAGGTTGTATTTCAGGTTCATCGTCATCGTAAGGATGATTTGTATCACCAGCCATCGTCTCACGACCGTAGCGATCAGCTGCTGGATCTTTTACTCTTCTACTTGCAATTCCGTCTCTTATTGCTGCCCAATGTTGAGACTCTTCGCCTTCATCGTCATCTTTCTTCTTAAGACCAATGTCTTTTTTAGCAGAATCTTTGTTTTTTGCTTCGCCATGTTTTTTCTCGTTATGACGATCTAGAGCTTCAGCAATCAACTTCTTGTCTTCTTTCTCATCTGGATGTTCTGCTTTCTTCATTTTCTTTTTTTCACGAAGAGCAGCAAGATCATCAGCCTCTATATCACCGTCTTTGTCATGATCAAGCTTGTGCTGACGTCCTTTTAACTCTTTCTTTCCTTCTGCCTTACCAAAACCTATCTGAGAAGCAATTGATGGTCCGCCAGTTGTGTTAACACTTCCTGGGGCTGTCGTGTTAGATGACATAATTTTAGAAAGCTCATCTTCATTAGATAAACTCTTCTGAAGTTCTTCTCTCATGTCTCTAAGTCTTTTTTCAAGCTCTAGTAGTTTATTCATATTTTGTACCGATGTTATTAAGCTTCTGCTCTAGTAATGGTGATGTCGTTCAGTATGAAGTCGATTCCTTCAACAAGAACAGCTGTTACGCTTATATTTATCACGTTACCATTAAGTTGAACACTAAGGTCTTTATAACCATTTGGAGCAGCAGGTGTTGCCACTGTTATACCTTGAGCTAGATATGTGCTCAACAATGAGGCAGCAGTAGATCTAATCTCAGAGACAGAGACAGTATTCTTAACACCGATATAGATATTTTCTAGTTGATTTCTAAAATCAAAGCTTAGAATATCTGCAGCGTACATTACGTTACCACGATTAAGTACCCAGTTACCATCTTTCTGATAAGTAGTGTTATCAAGTAGACAACGAATACCGCCAGACTGCGGCTGCTCAAAGAAAGTTATTCCGTTAAGAATAGCTTGCTCATAGTGAGTATTTGGGTTGAAGTCAATTTCAATATCCTCTTCAGGAGTAGACATCGACTGTTCTGTGTGGCGTATTCCGCTTGTATTGAAAAACTTAAATGTAAGCGGTGTTCCAACTGGAGATCCAGATCTTGCGCCAGCTAGCATACAAGCTTGTGCCCAAGGCTGGAACCACTTTATGTTACCCTGAGAGTCGATGTTTCTTGTGTCCTGAACACTAAGTTGAATTCTAGGATCAGCAAGAAGAGCAGCTCTATCACGACAAGCATCAAAGCTATTTTTATATGATAAGTAAGCCTGTCTTTCGCTTCTATTTTTAGTAGTGCTCATAAAGTTACAATGAGTTTTAACGGCCTGATGAATACCAAGTATTGTATAGGCTGATCCAACATCTGTAAGATTATCAGGAACATCAGCAGATGGAGTATCTGAACCGACGAGTGCGTCTCTAGAGAATAAAGGAACAACTGCGTTTACTCTGATCTCTTCAAATGCTGCAAGAGCTTCTACGATATCTGCAGAAGTTGTAGCACCAAGTACACCACCAGCGAGTGCAGCTTCAGACATAGCGTCCATTAGACCAACTTCTGATTGATCTACTAGCTCTGCTATATTTGATTCTTTTAGCATTTGAGCAACTTCAGCTGAATCTTTCTTGATTCTTGCTGGCTTAATACTAGCAGAATCAGAACATTTAGCTCCAACAGTCACGTGATCTAGAGTGCTAGGTGATAGTGAATTGTATAGAGTGCTAGAAAGAGATGCTTTCCAGCCAGCGTTAAGGTTAATTGCTTCAACTAGCTGTATAAGTGTGCCATAGGCAGCTTTATCAAACGATATGGCTGATCCAGCATTTAAGATTACTTGTGAACTTGTAACTTGTACAGTTGCTGTTGCGCTTGCTCCACTGTAACCAACTTGAAGAACAACGTTTCCACCGACAGTCTCTTGTTCTTGTATAAGATCGCGAGTCTGTTTAACAGTTACAGTCATTGCCGCTTCAACAGATGAAACTTCAATGCCTTCGTCCATATTCATAGCTGCAAGAGGAGATCCTGCGCCATCTTTAAGTTCAATAGATTTACCAGAACCTTTTCTGTTAGCTAGAGCATCAGCATTTGCCTCAACAGATATTGAAGAAGCTCCGTCAACGCCGTCAACAGAAAAACTAACTCCTGCAACAGACCAGCTAGCAACATCAGCGGCTAGTGCAGCATTGTCTGTGTAACCGCCAGCTACAGCAACACTAGATTTAACTCCGTTAACATAAATATCAAATGATCCAGCAACAATTGCTGTTTCATCAAAATCAGAAGATGATTCAATCATTGGGGCAACTTCAGCTGTCTGTATGGCAGAGACAGTGATGGTATTTCCACCGACACCATGTTCTAGTGAACGCACTGTAGCATAAGAATTAGCTAATGCTAATGAAGCTTTAGTGGATGCATTAGTTTTATAGATATAAACAACTTGTGCTCCGCTAGGAATTGCTCCGTCAGATGCAGGAGAGAACAAGAAGCTCATGGCGTCTACAATAGGACCTGATCCATATTTTTGTCGCACTTCAGATATTTGATTAGGCAAGAAGAAATTTCTAGACATATTAGATTCTTCACTGCCAGGCTTACCTCTTGTTGATTCGCCAAATATGGCTACTAGACCCGTAGCTCCAAGCGGGAAATTACCGCCAAGATCTATTGTTAGCTTCGAATAAGCGCCAGGTCTATATATCGTTGCGCCGTTGAAGGATACATTAATTGCCATACTATCTCCTAATTAGATCATTAGTTGTTGCTGTTATTATAACAGGCATATTTAGTTAAAATTTAACACCATAGAGACGAAGTGCACGATCGAACTCTTCCATCGAGGCCTCTAGCCCTAGACCTCTAGATTTAAAGTCTGCAACAAGCACCTCTTTTTTATGAATCTCTGGAATTACATGCTTTCTCTGATTAAACCAGGACTCAAAGTGTACTTTTCTTTGCGAAGGCTCTCCACCTGATTTTTGGCGGCGCTCCTGCTCCATTTTCTTAATCTCTTTCATAATGCTGTCGCTCATAGACCGCTCCCATATTGGCTTGTGTTTGTAGGCAGATCATTTACGGTTCCCGTAACATCTATACTTAGACCCAGTTCCATATTATCTATGTAATTATCGCCATCTAGATAATTCTGTACAGTACATCTGAATCTAACCCACCTAGACCAAACGTTATCTGCCATGTATTTGCTTTCCTTATTGTACTCAGAAGCTCTAAATGTATATAATTGCAGGCCTAATCCGTGGCCCACCATCTTTTCTTTATATAAAATATAGTTAAGTATATAGTAAAGCCAAAGAACATGATCCTTGGATTTATCTGCATGTATGCCTATATCTAGCGACACGCTGCTTACACCTGTCAATATCTCTGCGTCTTCTCCAGCTCCAAAATAGTCAGATATTGCTGCCTTAGACTCGTCCTCACTTTCATCAGCAAGGTGAATACTAAATGACGGTACTTTCGTAGGGTCAAACGACCAGGCCTGCAATACAGGTATTTTTGTAGTCGTAAACCAGTTATAGATCTTGTCTATATGAGCTTGACCATATGACGCACTCATGTCATCTCTTAAAAATTGAGCAAATATACAGTTAAATGCGTCTCTGTTATTCTTAAGATTTGATATACCTATTTGTACGAGTCTTTGTAGGGCAACTTCTGACATTACAAATGCCATTATACACCCCCACTATTAGAAGAATAGGCGTCAATTATGTTTTTTATCGTAGCATCGATACTATCGTGTAGTCCTGAGTTTATTTTATTCAAGCTGCTAGTCATGTCTGCTTTTTTACCAGATCTTACCCACTTACTATTCGGATCTTGTTTTGAGCTAGCTGTTCTAAACTGAGTAGCGTTAGTCTCAATCTGAGTCATGCGCTTCTCTTCAGCAGCCACTATTTCAGTTGTCATGCTGTGGACATCTTCAATAGGATCAGCAGATCCGCCACGTTGTGCAGCAACCCTAGCATCTTTTTGTGCCTTAAGAACTTCTCTTTGCTTATTTATGCTAGCTAAAGCTTTTTCTATAGTTTTAGCTTTACTATCTTCGCTAATCTTATTTTTCATCGGTATGCGCTTGTAGAGTCCGCCGTCATAGCTAACTTTAGCATTTTGCAATAGTCTAGGTAGCATTGGAAATGGAGCCTCAGTGAAATCGGTTCTTCCTGATTTAGTAGTTATATTAAATATAGCGCCGTCTCTAACTGCCATGACTTCTTCAATAAAAAGCGTAGACTTGCTGCCGCCTTCTTGAACTGCTTCTGAAAGCGCATCGCTAACTAAATCTAGTACAGCGTTGCGTATGTCTCCTGCAGCTGCGTCACACACCATCTCAGCTTCCTCTGGAGTGAAGCCCTTTTGCATTAAGCGGACTCTGAGATTATCCAACTCGTGACCAGCATCTATCATTTTTTGGCCTTCTTAACTATTCTGGCCTTCATATCGTTTAGGAAGTTAGTCTTTTCTAGACTAGTCCAGCCTTTTTCAAAAGCTATAGAAATTTCACCGTTGCTGCTTATCTCTATCTTCGGCTTTGGTAGATACATATACTGACTTTCATAGACTTTTTTAGGATCTACCTTCTTAGACTGTACAACATCTACTTTAGATGGCTTTTTACCTAGCTCTTCTATCTTTTGCTGTAGATCCATTAGTCTGCTTTCCAGCATCTCTATTTCTTTTCCAGCATCTGTATTTAGCTTATTATGTTTATCGACTACGTTTAGTAGATTATTTTCAAGCTTATCGAATAAGCTCATTATCTTAGTCTCTACCTGCTGAAGATCAACAGCCATACCGTTACGCATTTCTTTGCGAATGTTGTCCATCTCAGTATATATGTTAGCAAGATTGTGCTTGCGATATTTGTCTACTAGTTTCTCTAGACCGCCATGTATAGCGTCATCTGGAAGATTTTCTTCATCTAGTATTTCAAATAGTTTTTCATCTTCGTCTGAATACCATTCAAATACAGACATTACATCTGCACATAGCTGAGGTAGCGACTTATTAGTGAACTGGTGTATTACTTTGTGACCGTCGCTTATTCTGCCAGAATAAACATCGTTCATATGCTTTCGTAGACTTATAGTATATGTATCTATCTTTACATCACGAAAATCTTCGTCTTCCATATCTTTGACTGCCGCTTGCAGAATTCTAAAACAGCCGTTTCCAACTAGTCTTAGAGCTTCTCCATGGCTTACGTCAAAAGTAGCGCCACGCTGATTTTCTCCGCGCATTATATTCTTGCTTAATTTTTCTACTGCCAGCATGTCAGCTAGCTTATTTGACTTCTTGAGAGAAGAATGTGCGTACATTTCTAGACCAACTCTAGAACAGTCTCGCAGGTCCCAGTCTAATAGGCTGTGAAGCGGTGCAAACTGCAGATCTTTTAGCTCTTCTGTATTCTTTGGATTACCCTGATATTCTGCTACATAGAAAACCTTAGCGTCATTGCCGTTTATTACAGCATGACCTATCTCGCTAAGATTGGCGGCGTCTAGTCCTGTCTCTTCTTTAAGTTCTCTTTTGGCTGCTTGGATAAAATCCTCACCGGGATCAACATGACCGCCTGGTGTCTGCCACTTACCATCATCTCCCATGCCAACCAAAATATGGCCGCTATCGTTGGTAACAACAAGTCCTACCCCCTGTCCTTTATAATATTGCTCAAATGATTTGTTTAGTTTCTTTTTGACTCTTTTCTTTTTACCACTTCTGTACTTTTCGCCTTTACCATGTGCTTTGTGGTGACCTTCAGTCCAGCTTCCGCCACGATCATTGTCTTTGCTTTCAGGCGCATCTTTATTCGAAGAGTATTTAGCAGCAACACTCTTAGGTGGACATCCACGACCATGGCTGCAATTACCTTTACCATGCATGATTGCCATCATGAATCTATATTGTTTTTGACTGGCTGCTTTAGGCATACTACTCCAAATATCTCTTACACTTATATTATATCTCAAATATCAGCTTAGAGCTCCTTGCCATCAGGCTTAAATAAGAAATCTCGTTTAACCATAACATGCTGAGGTAATCTCTTGGCCACCTTTTGGCCATTAACCATCTGCTGTGTGGCTCGTATTTCATGCATGTTATGCATAACATTATACACAGGGTTTGCAGAATATGTTATAGAAAGTACTTCGCCCATCTCTTCTATACTATTGTACGCAGGCTCTTTACCAGGTTCCCATTGTATATTTCCATTTACTATAGTAAAATCAATACCTTGCACATATTTCTTAAGAACACCGCCAACAGCGGAAGATATATCAAACACTCGTATGACTGGATATTTTAGGCTAGTTTGCTTTAGAGAATTATCTTCGTACTCTTTGAGATCAGTTAGTCGTATTTGAAAATCAGGACACAGCACTTTGTCAAACACGTTAAAGTCAGCCTGACTGCCATCTGGGTACTCGGTTGGGAATGTTATGACGGCACTGCCCACTTCCCAGACACCTTGAACTTCAAATAGTTTCTCTAGTGAATTATTGGTAAATACACCAAATATCTCTTTCTCTTGTATGTAGATGATTTGACTGTTATCACATAGCGCACATTCAGGGTCATGATTATTGTCATTTATACTGCGCATATTTGGACAGGGTGCTGCCATGCGATGAACGAAGCGTATACCTCTGTTCTTAACGATCTGATCCCAGGACTCGCCTCTTATGCTTATGTCTGTGATGAGCTCAGGCATCATCGGCGAATATGATTTTGCTGTATTAGGATACGGCTGATTTGGTTTATCTAGTGGTGACACAACCTACATCCTTTTTACTTTATTAAGCTTTTCTTTAAGGTCTTTAATTGTCTTGAATACAGGAGAGTACTGGACTTCATCGTTGTCATCACCAACACCTAGTATTTGTTTTTTAGGTAGATTTTGAAATCCTAGTTTTTTAGGTCTCTTATCATAGGTATTCGTGAAATGAACAGGCAACTTGTAGATTTTATTTTTTGCTTGGCTTTTATCACTATTCATATAAGTATCAACATCGGTCTGATAATTATATGCCGAGTCATTGAGTGCATCAATTTCTGGTATAGACAGTTTTTGAATTTCATCTTTCATATTATTTTTAGCGGCAGACTGGTATATGTGCATAGGTACCCCTCTAGAAGTAGGCGATGACTGTATCAGTTTGCGAAAATTATCAACACCAATTTTTTCTAGAGCAGACTTAAGATTAGGGTTACTTATTTGCGAAGGATCTTTTATAAGGTCTTGCATCTTAGGCCACAGCGCGTCATTTGCCTTGTCTAGGTTGCTATTAAAGTAATCGGAAAATTCACCTTCATCTCTAGTAGACTCGCTACTCAGGTTACTCTGTTCAGCTTGGTCATATGGAGTATCCATTGATAATGAACTTACGCCTTTCTTTCTAGCTAGTGCATTAACTACAGAATGTATGAGATGTTGCGGATCTTCATGTCCATGAGACAGAGTGTTTAACAGCTTATTAGGATCATAGCGTTTTTTGCCATGTTCATTAACTGCCTTCTCATAGGTTTTTGCAGCGTCTGAAGCTTTCTCTCTTAGGTCTGAAAGTTCTTTATTTAAAGACTCTGGGCGCTCCTCGCCGCTGGAGTCTAAGTCCTGTAAATGAGTAAATAACTTATTAAAATTATTTACTGCCTCATGCATTTGGCGCTGAAGTGGTCGAAGTGGGTGACTTTCATCTGCTTGCACCTCTCTATTTATATGTTTTGGGCTGGTCATTGTGAGAGCCGCTATCTTGTCTGTGTTGTTCAAATCACTTTGTATTTCATCTACATGCCAGTGATTAGGTTTGTTAGTATCTATTCTGGCCCAACCAATCTGGTTACCAGTAGCACCCGCTATTAGGTTGTGCTGTTTGCCTAGTGCTTTTCGATCGATTTCTTCTAGAGAAGCCGCAGTATCAGGATGCAGCCCTATTGACACGACGCTTTCTTGTGCATTAGGGTGATGCATTTGCGCACCCCATGTATATGGAGCCGTGGTAACAACTACTTTGTGCTTAGGTAAGCTAGTGATATGATCATCTAGCATCTGAGGAGTGACTCCGCCCTTGGCATCTCTTGGCATAGAGTCTACTATATTCTGTGGAAATCCGCCCTTCTTTATTTCGCTTATTGGCATGGAGGGTTTACCACTTCTGACTATGTGATCCTTGATCCTGTAGAGTTGATCCATGTGTGGATGGACTTCTACTTCATGCGTTTCATTTTGACCAAACAGTTGATTTGATTTAGCTAAAACCCACTGACCGTTGCCTACTAAGTTAATCTTTTCCATAAGATATATTTTATCAGATAGTTAGTCTGAAATGCCAAACTTTATGCGCAGGATCTTTTCTTCTCGTGGAGATAGAGTCTTCAGTATTATCTTTAAGTTGCGTGCTATATCTGCACTATCCAGCGTATCCATAGGGCAAAATATATCTTGTGTTGACAGTTTATCCAGCAGCGATCGATCATCGTTGCCTGACAAGGACTTATCGTCTAGCGACAGTGGAATCCTAGCTAGTCTTAGATTTTCTTTAAGTTTGTCCTCGCTCATACTCATCATCTTGGCTAGTTTAGCCACCGATGGCTCTCTGCCATGTATCTGAACATACTCTCTTATTACTTGAAATATTTTATTTATTGTCTCTACCATGTGAACTGGTAGGCGTATAGTTCTGCCTGTGTCTGCTATAGCTCTGGTAATAGCCTGGCGTATCCACCAGGTAGCATAGGTACTAAACCTGTGACCGCGCTTATATTCAAACTTCTCTGCAGCCTTCATCAGGCCAAGGTTTCCCTCTTGTATAAGATCCAGCAGCTCAATGCCGCTATAGGTGTACTTCTTTGCTATAGAGACTACTAGTCGCAGATTGCACTCCACCAGTCTCTGTCTGGCTTCTAGATCGCCTTCAAAAGCAAGCTTGGCCAAACGCGCTTCCTCTCGCACATCTAGCATTGCTATCGACCCCATCTGCTCTAAGTAAACCTTGAGTCCATTGTTCATGTCTTTATTATACCTTAGTCTAGTATAATATTCTCACGCACTTACCTGATCCGCGAAGCGGTTAGGGGCCCCCTGCTAGTTAGGTTACAACAACTTAACTCACCTAAGAGACCACTATGACTCTATATCTATTTACCGAAGATCAGATACATCGCATGCTCATGCTGTATACACTCTTGAATCTAAACATAGACTGGCGTGCGATCAAATACGGAGAGCCGCTATGCCACAGCGACTACTAAGACTAAACGGCGTGATAAACTCTAATCTTGACATACGTGATATCGTCGAGACCTATGCGCTGCTCAAAATCCTGAAAAAACTAGAAATCTATAGCTATGACGAGGTCTGGTATGACCACATATGAACTCTTACGCGTCGTACTCGCGGCCGCGCAGCTAGTTGCCACACTGGCAGCACCCTGGGTCGTCATATATCTTGATCGGAGACGCAATGACAAACAGTGAACAAGTGCGCATATATTCGGCCGATGAGCTCAGAGCAATCTGCCCGATGCTTCGCATCATGCATCAGCTCGGATTAATCGGCCTGGTCAGTGTGCGCATGGCTGGTTATGTCGATTGGGGTAGCGAAGGCTATATAATATCTAGTTATGACAGACTTTGAAGCGCGCAAAACAATCTGGTCTACTATCAGCAGACTATTTCTTGATGACGAAGTGACACTATGGATCTTCTCATCGGACGACATGATCGAGGCGAACCGACTGCCTGATGGCAGCGGCAGCAGTCTCTGCTATTGCGGCGTGGCGCGAGGAGTGGAGCCATGAGCTGGCGTGAGATGATAGCGGGCGAAGATATGCGAATGGTGCGAGATCTGTTTCTCGTGGTGCAGAGACTTGGTCTGCTTGATCGGGCGACGTCGTTTCAGGAGTTTGTGGACTGGATGGGAGCATTGAGCTGGTATGCAACGACCTATAAGCCTAGATAGTTTTGACGCAATGATGAAGTTGCTGGATGTCTTGAATAGCCTAGAGGTTCTGGGTGGTCTAGAGTATTTGGTAATCTGGGAGAAGAGGCCGAAGTTGACTCTGAACAGGCTGGGTAATTTTGAGTTCGTGAATCCTCAGGAAGTCTATGGTGCACGGTTGACTTTCTGGGACGAGGCTGGCAAGTCGGTGTCGACGAGGAAGTTTGTGTTGGTGGAGCGATTTGATGATGAGTATTGATGATGAGTTCTATGTAGAGTTGAGCATGTGGTTTACGCTGTTGAGGCTGGGGTTGGTTGAAC